CACCTGCATATCTGTGCGCTCCGGGAAAAGGAGCGTGCTAAATGGCATGGGTCAAGATCGATGATCAGTTCACAGATCACCCCAAAGCAGCAGAGGCGGGTCCGCTCGGTGTAGCGATGCACGTTGCCGGTTTGTGCTACTGCAATCGGCATCTGACCGATGGCTTCATCAGTGAGGCGGTCGCGGCGCGTCTCCTAAATTTCGGCGGCATCTATACCGCGCAATTTCCGGGCGGAATCCTAGAGGAATCCCAAGAAGTTCACTGGCGATCCGTTGTGGATTCACTTGTGCATGCCCGTCTTTGGGAGCAAATTGCGGGCGAATATAGCGGTTGGATGATCCATGACTACCTTGAATATAACCCGTCGAAGGCGGAAACGCTCGCCAAACGTGAGGCGGATGTTGCCCGCAAACGCAAGCCACCACTAGAAAAACCACAAATGCGGGAATCCGCCTGGATTCCCAACGGAAACGCGACGGATTCCAAGCCTCCCGTACCCGTACCCGTACCCGTATTAAAAGAAACTCTTGCGCCGAAAACGGCGCGACAGGGTGATGCCCTCTGGGATGCCCTAGTGGAAGCGATGGGTCATTCAGTGACAACCGGAACAGCGAGGGGCGCATGGAACAAAGCACTGGCGGATTTACGCAAAGCGGGGGCGACACCGGAGCAGATCGTCCTCAGGGCGGATCGCTATCGGGCGCGTTGGCCGGACCGGGACTGCACACCGAACGCGCTGGCGAAGTGGTGGGACGAACTGACGACGGACACGCCGCGTTCAACGAACGGCAGAACCCAGGCGGGACAGCGCAACCCGGACGGCACGCTGAAACTGGCACTATGAGGCCGAAGCGATTCCCCCACGATCCGCGCCTGTCATCCATCGTGGATCAGCTACAGGCAATCGAGGACGAGCGGGTTGCCGACGATGACGAACCGAACGCACGGCGGGCGGCTGAGGCGCGCAGTCTGATCGTGGACATAGCGATGGGGGTGAAGCAGTGAAAACGTTCGCGGACTTCAACATCATCCTTCCCCCCGGCGCGTCTGGCAACGTCAAGACGATCTGCCCGGAGTGCAGCCACGGCCGCAGCAGGCAGCACGTCCGCGAGAAGTGCCTGAGCGTGAACGTCGAGGACGGCATCTGGCTTTGTCATCATTGCCAATGGTCAGGCGCACTCCCGAAGGATCGCCCGACACCGATCCGTCCCACCGTGCGGGTGGAAGTGCCGCCCGTCACCCCGATCCCGCCCGCGTTCTCGCAGATTGGCGAGCGCGGTCTGGGGTGGTTCGCGGCGCGGGGCATCTCCGAGCAGACCGTCCAGGCGTTCGGTATCTATTCCGAGAAGCGGTACTTTCCGGGAGCCGAGAAGGAACTGCACGCGCTGTGCTTCCCCTATCAGGTCAACGGCGCGCTGGTCAACGTCAAGTATCGCTCCGCCGTCGAGGGCAAGCACTTCACGATGGTCAAGGGTGCACGCAAGACCTTCTACAACCTCGATGCCGTGCGCGACGAGCAGAAGATCGTCATTGTCGAGGGCGAGATGGATGTGCTTGCCTGTGCCGTCGCCGGCGTCAAGGCGATCAGCGTCCCGAACGGTGCGAACTCGCTCACCGATGAGGTGATGGACTCCGCGCGCTTCCTGCTCGACCGCGCCGACACACAGTTCGTCCTCGCCGGCGACATGGACGAGGCGGGGTATCGCCTGACCGAAGAGTTGGCGCGCCGCTTCGGACGCGAACGCTGTGCCGTTGTGGCATGGCCGGGTGAGTGCAAGGACGCGAACGATGTTCTCAAGGAGCGGGGGGCCGATGCGCTCCGCACCGCAATCGAGGCGGCCGCGCCGTTTCCAGTGGCGGGGCTCATCACCGTGGCGGAGGAAGAGCAGGCAACGTGGGGCATCTACGCGGACGGACCGACGCCGGCGCTCACGACGGGCTGGCGGGCGCTGGACGGATTCTATAGCGTGCGGCCGGGGCAGGTCACGGTCGTCACGGGCGAACCGGGGGCGGGCAAGTCGGCGTGGATGGACAACCTTGCCGTCAACATGGCGAACACGCACGACTGGCGGATCGGCATCTACTCGCCGGAGAACCAACCTATTGCCCGCCACATCGGCACACTCGCCGCCAAATACGTGGGCGCACCATTCTTCGATGGCGTCACCCCGCGCATGGGGCCGGAGGAACTGGACGCCGCGATCCACTGGCTCAAGCGGCACGTGTCCTTCATCCTGCCCGAAGAGCCGACCGTTGAGGCGGTGCTGGACCTTGCCCGCATCCTCGTCTACCGCGCGGGTATCACCGGACTCATCATCGATCCGTGGAACGAGATGGATCACAGCCGCCCCGCCGCCCTCTCCGAGACGGAATACATCTCCCGCTGCCTGACACGCATCCGCACATTCGCCCGCAACAACGGCGTGCATGTCTGGCTCGTGGCGCACCCGACGAAGCTCATCAAGGGCGCGGACGGTCAGTATCCCGCACCGACGCCCTATGACATATCGGGATCCGCGCACTGGTTCAACAAGGCGGATAACTGCATTTCCCTTCGGCGCAACAAACTCGACGCAGGCGCGCCGACTGAGGTGCATATCCAGAAAATCCGCTTTGCCGAGGTGGGACGCATCGGCACGGCTGAACTGCATTACGACCCGCCCACGGGCAGTTTCCACGACCTCGCGCCGCCCATTGCCCCTGCGTGGCGGGGCGGTGAAGCATGAAGATCGACCGCACGTACCACCTCTCTCCCGGCCACCGCATCGCCATCCTCCGCGACGAGCAGGGTCACGAATGGAAGGCGCCGCTGCGTCTGAAGAACGGGCGGTGGGTATATCGGCTGATCGATGTCGAGCCGTATGTGCGCGGACGGCGCGGCGCTGCATGAGCGTCACCCAACTCTCTTGGTGGGCATCAAGTCTCCATAGTGAATGGTATACCGAGCAACACGTCATCCAGCGTGTGCTCCAAGTCCTCGGCACGATTGATCTGGACCCATGCTCGAACCCGCCGCCGTACAACGTCCCCGCCACGCTGCACATGAGCCGCACTGACAACGGCCTGACGCAGAAGTGGCACGGCAAGGTGTTTTGCAACCCGCCGTATTCCGCGATGCCATTATGGATGGCGAAGATGGAGCGCGAGATCCGCGAGGGGCATGTCACGGAAGCGATCGCGCTTGTTCCTGCGCGAACGGAGACCCGCTGGTTCCTGACGATGTGGGAAGCGGACGCGCTGTGCTTCTGGTTCAACCGCCTCTACTTCCTCGGTGGCACCGGTGGGCGCTCTCCCTTTGCATCGGTCGTCGGCTACTTCGGATCCAATGCCGAGCGATTCGCCGCAGTGTTCGGTGAAGTCGGTAAAGTAATTTATCCCAAGGCAGGTGAGTGACATGACCTCGCCCACCCGCCCCATCGCCACGCTCACCTACCCACGCCGTCCCTGCACATCGTGCGGTCATCAGAAGCGCGGGTTCTGGTGTGGTGCGTGTGATCGCTGGTGCTGTTGGGGCTGCCGGGCGGGGAACAGCCGGTGGAATCCCGATCGTCACTTCTGCCCGGATTGCACGGAAGGATGGGTGCGGGCATGACTGACACCGCCACGCCACGCACCACCCCCGCTGATGCACGCCAGATGCTTGATGCCGCCGATGCACGTCATGAACTCTCATTCGTCGTGCGTGGTCGCCCCGTCGCTTACGTCCGCATGACGCGCTACTCGAAGCACGCGCCGCGCGCCCTGCGATACCTCGTCTACCGGACCGAAGTCACCTTGCGAGCACGGGAGGCGGGCGCGGAATGCTGGACGGGCGCGGTGCGGGTTTACGTGCAGGCATATGTGCGGCGGCGCACCTTCGATCTGGATAACCTCGTGAAGGGAGTCCTAGATTCACTGAATGGCGTGGCGTTCGCGGACGACAAGCAGGTGACGATCCTCCAGGCGGCGATCGCGGTCACGCCGAAGGATGAGGCACTGCATGTGACGGTGACGCGATTGGAGAAGGGTGCCGCGATGGATGCGGCGGAAGGGGAGGAACGATGAGGGCAAGTCGCACGCACATGCCTCTAGAAAGCCACCAGAGCCACGCTACGGCGTTTTCAGGCGAAAAAGGTAATCCGCATCGTTGGCGGGGCATTACCGCGCTCCTGGCGTACGTGGGCTGCGTCGTGGGCGCCAACTGGGCGATCACCACCTTCGGCATCATCCGTCTCTACCCACTGCCGCTTTATGCCCCCGCCGGCGTCCTCTTCGTTGGCATCGCCTTCTCGACGCGCGACTGGCTCCAGGAGACCTGGGGACGATGGGCGACGATCCTCGCCATCCTCATCGGTGCTGCCCTCTCCGCCTTCCTGTCGCCTGCGCTCGCTGTAGCGTCTGCTACGGCCTTCCTCATCAGTGAGACATGTGACCTGCTCGTCTACAGCAGGCTCCGTGCAAAGCATCGGGCGTGGGCGGTGACGCTCTCGAATACCGTGGGGGCGGTGGTGGACAGTTTCATTTTCTTGTCCATCGCGTTTGGGTCGCTCGCGTTCTTCTGGGGGCAGGTGGTCGGGAAGGAGTTGATGATAGCGCCGGCGTTGGCAGTACTCGCGTTCGTCAGGTGGCGCCGAGGACGGCGGCCGGCTCTCAGGCTGGTGGTCGTATGCTCGAAAGGGGGTTGCATGTGAGCGCACTCCACGCTACACGGCAAACCCCTTTCGAGAAAACCTGTAGCAAGTGCGGCCGGTCGCAACCGCTCACCGCATTCCGCCCCGAACCCACCTACGCCCTCGGCGTCTACTGCTGGTGCCGTGACTGTGTTCGCCTGTATCGACAGGAGCGGCGCAAAGCACGGCTCATGGAATGTCGTGTACGGGATCGCGCTGCCTATGCACGCCGGCGAGAGCATCATCGCGAGCGGAAACGACGGGGTGAGATCAGGCGGGCTCTGCGAGCGAATGTGCCGCGACTGTTGGAAGCACCTAGGGGCGGCGGGGCTGTCCGGATGGAGGGCACATGACACAGACCGAAACCTTCGTCGCACCCGGCATTTCCGTCATTGCGGGCAAGCGCGGCGGCAGACCGTGTGTCATCGGGACGCGGATTGAGGCGGAAATGCTGCACGGGATGTGGAAGCAGGGATACACGGGCAGGCAACTCAAGGAGATGTATCCCGAGGTATCGAATCATCTGTTGTGGTGTGCGGTGGCGTTCTGGGCGGGAGTCGTGTATGCGAGGAAAGGTGGCTGACATGGCGGCACAGGCGATGATGGGGGTGGAGGCGGTGGGGCGGGAGGATGATCCCACGAGGTTCCCGACGTGGAAGTTCAAAAAGCTCATCGCCCTCGGTGGTTTCTACCGCGCAAATACGCGCTATGGTGAAGTCAGCGGCGACGAAACATTCTTCGGCATCCCCTATGCTGCCCTCGAACGCGCCGAGCTCGGGCCCGTCGTGACGGTCGTCTTGCGCGTTGTGCAGGACCGCGTGCGGCATGGTTTCACCGCGAAGCACTTCCCGGTCTGGCTGGCAATGGAGTGTGGGGTCATCATGGGGGACGGCGCGTGGCGGTATGCGTTCCCCGATAAGCCACGCAAGGTACTTGACGATTACGAGACGGCCCGCCAGTTTCAGGTGAGCGAAGCGACGGCGCGGGAATACCGGAGTGATGTGGCGCGAGCATTTGACTCAGAATGGTACTGGCTGCTTACGCGGGAAAAATGAGCGAGATTTTCTTGATTCTGATGGGCTAAACTGATACAATGGATGGAGTGAAAACGCCCCACGCGCGACTGCGAATCGCCGGGGGCTGGCCGCAACTTTCGTGGAGGTGCGACGTGTCTGATTCTCCATCGTTCGATCTGAAAGCGCAAGTGAAGTTGCTTGCGGATGCCGTTGATCGGTTGACCGTGGGCGACCGCAAGCGTATGGTTCGCAAACGCGTGATCGATGATGGCTTGGCGACTCAGGAAGGTGTTTCGAAGCGAGTGCTTGCTTCAAAACGCGCCCCGGTTCTCGCCCGTGACGGTGGTCGTTGCATTGTTTGTGGTTATGGCATCTTCGCGGCTCTGCAAATTCACCATATCGTCGCGCGTGCCGATGGCGGAAACAATGACCCTGATAACCTGATTACGTTATGTGCCAACTGCCACTTACTCGTTCATCACGGTATCATTCATCCGGATCACCTTCGGGCATTGCTTGCCTCACATGCGGAGGCGAAGGACGATTACCTACACATTGAAAGGCAGTTGGGCTACAAACGCGAATCCGCTTGTACCTATCCTCTGCGGCATAAAAAACGATGAGGGGTTGACAAAAAAATCAAGAATAGTATCCTTTATGCCAAGATACCGAAACTGTCCCCTGTCCACTTTGGGCTGGGGATTTTCTTTGTACTCAGCCGTCCGATGTCATGCTCGCCGCCATACGAAGCAGCCGGTGGCAGGCGGGATCGATTCATGATGCCGGCGGTGTGGGTTGTTTGTGGAGGGGAGCGCGGTGCTGCTAGCCGTTGTGAACCTCCGTCGCATCGGGCTGTCGGGTGATGCATGGAAACAGACGTAACACATAAAAAATGGCGTGCGGTGTTTCTTGACCGCCTCATGCAATCCCCGAATATCTCCGCTGCCTGTCGTCGGGCGCGTATCAGTCGCAAAACTGCGTACACCGAACGAAAGACCGATCCCGAGTTCGCTGCGGCATGGGCCGAGGCGAAAGAGTTTGGGATTGACGCCCTCGAAGACACGGCAGTTGAGCGAGCGCGCAAGGAATCAGACACGCTGATGATCTTCCTCCTCAAGGCGCACCGGCCGGAGCGGTACAACCTTCCGACGAAGACGCAGATCAGCGGCGACAAAGAGAACCCGCTGGAGATGAACGCGCATGTTAGTGACGCCGGCCTCGTTAGCGAACTTACTGCGCTACTCAACATGCTCAGCCAGCGCACACTTGGCGACGGGAGTAGTTGAAATGTTACTCCACTACTGCTAAACTAGTAGCGATGTAAGATCGCACTAGTAAGGTGATGAGGGTTGGCACGCAGGGTTGATTGGCAACAGTATGACCATCTCCTAGGTACGATGACCGACCGGGAGATTGCTATCCTGGCCGGATGCTCACGGCCGATGGTCGGTGAACGTCGCAAGCGGTTTGGAATATCGCCCAAGCATCGAACACATTTCACGCCCGAACAGGAGGCAGAGTTTCAAGCGTTGCACGAACAGGGGTTGCGCCGCTGCGGTCGCTGTCATGAAGTAAAGCCGTACGATGCGTATGATCGCTCCGGTTCGCACAATGGACGGTTCGGATACAATCGCTGGTGCAAACTGTGCAAGCGCACCTATTTTCGACAGCGAATGGCGGCGCGTCGCACCATCTGGGTTGCTCGCGCGGGCGGTTGCTGTCAGCACTGCGGCTGGGATCGCTGGATTGAGTGTCTTGACTTTCATCACGTCGATGGGTCGGGAAAGGAATGGAGTCCCGGCCTTCTCATGCAGTCTCGCCCCGTCGATGATTCGACCGTGACGGCTGAGTTGGATAAGTGTGCGCTTCTATGCTCGAACTGCCATCAAGCAATCCATCGGGGGGCCATACGACTGAGGTTTGTGAAGCGTCAGGGCGTGGGGTGGACGGTGCAACACTTGCCCGCCTAATCGCGTTTGCTACGCCCTCGGAGCGCGAGCAGATCGCAGCCTTACTGCAGGAGACGCGCTACCGCTGGACGCTGAAGGCGAGGCCGAACCAACTGCCGCCGGCGGGTAGTTGGCGCACATGGCTCATCCAGGCGGGACGCGGGTTCGGCAAGACGCGCATCGGGGCCGAATGGACGCGGGCGAGTGTGCAGCACTTCCCGATTGTCAACATCATCGGCGCCACGGCGGACGACGCGCGGGACATCATGATCGAGGGCGAGAGCGGTATCCTTGCCTGCTGCCCCGATCACGAACGCCCGGACTATCTGCCCTCAAAACGGCGGCTGGAATGGCCCAACGGGGCGCGGACGCTGATCTTTACCGCCGACGAGCCGGAGCGGTTGCGCGGCAAGCAGCACATGCGTCTGTGGGCAGATGAGATCGGCGCGTGGCGGCATGCCGATGCGTGGGATCAGGCGATGTTCGGCCTGCGGCTCGGCGCCGATCCGCGCGCGGTGGCGACGACGACGCCGCGGCCGACGCCGCTGATTCGCAACCTGATCGCGGACCCGACGACCGTGATAACGCGCGGCAGCACCTACGATAACCGCGCCAACCTCGCGCCGCAGTTCCTTGACCAGATCATCAAGCGGTACGAGGGGACGCGCCTCGGCCGGCAGGAACTCGGCGGCGAACTGCTCCTCGATGTTCCCGGCGCACTGTGGCATCTGGCGATGTTCGATGAGCGCCGGCCCGCGCCCGATCTGAAGCGCGTCATCGTCGCCATCGATCCGGCCGCGTCCACGAATGAGGGGAGCGATGAGACGGGCATCATCGTCGCCGGCCAGGGGATTGACGATGATTGGTACGTCCTCGCGGATCGCTCAGGGATCTTCGCACCGAATGCGTGGGCGAAGCGTGCAATCGCCGCCTATGACGAGTTCAAGGCGGATCGGATCGTTGCCGAGGTCAACAATGGCGGCGATATGGTGGAGTCCACGCTTCGCACCGTGCGCAAGAGCATCCCCTATACGAAGGTGCATGCCTCGCGTGGCAAGGCGATCAGAGCGGAACCGATTGCCTCACTCTATGCACAGGGCAATGTCTGGCATGTGGAGCCGTTTATTGCCCTGGAAGATCAGTTAGTCAACTGGACGCCAGATAGCGGCGACTCACCTGATCGGTTGGACGCGCTGGTCTGGGCGTTGACTGAGTTGAGCGGTGGACGCGAGCACGCCGGCGTCTATGTCGATTGAGGAGTGAGCCGTGCCATCGTTCAAGCAACGGCTCACTGCCGCTTTCAAAGCAATGCGCTTCGGCGGCCGCTCGTACGCCATCTCCTATGGCGGCTACGGCTACGCGGGCAATACCTGGGGCCGCAATGTCAACTATGCCCAGGCAGTCGGTGAGCCGCTGGATAACTCGATCGTTGCCGCGACGGTAGGGTGGATTGGCCGCACGTTTCCCGAGGCGCCCATCCGTGTCGTCAAAGAGACGACGAGCGGTGAAGAGGTCGTACCCGCCCACCCACTGACCATGAAACTACGCCAGCCGAACCCGTACTACAGTGGCGCTTTGATGTGGATGCCCGTGATGATGTCCTACATCCTCGATGGTAATGCGTACCTCCTCAAAGAGCGCACGAACGGCGGCGATGTGCTGAACCTCTGGTATGTGCCGCACTGGACGATGGAACCGCGCTGGACCGGCCCCACGGAGTACGTCAGTTATTACGATTATCGGGTGGATGGGCAGACGACGAAGATTGACCCGAAAGACGTGGTGCATCTCCGCAATGGCATTGATCCGCGTAATACCCGTAAGGGGCTATCGCAAATCAAGTCGGTGATCCGCGAAATCTACTCGGACAACATGGCAACGCAGTATTCGGCGGCGATGCTGAGCAACTTCGGCACACCGGGGATGATCCTCTCGCCAGCCAACGCCGATCAATCATTCACCCCCGCGCAGGCGGGTGTCATCAAGCAGAACGTGATTGAGAAGACGACCGGCGACCGCCGCGGCGAGCCCGTGATCTTCCTCGATCCGGTGAAGGTGGACATCCCCACCTTCGCGCCGAATCAGATGAATGTCCGGGAATCACAGTTCACCCCCGAAGAGCGGGTATCGGCGGTGATTGGCGTCCCTGCGATCGTCGTTGGCCTCGGCAGTGGCCTCCAGCGCAGCACCTTTGCGAACTACGAGCAGAGTCGTGAAGCCGCGTATCAGTCCTACCTCGTGCCGGTCCAGCGCGTGATTGCGGCAGACCTGACGACGCAACTGCTCGTGGACTTTGGCGGCGCGCCTGATGAGCGGGTGGAGTTCGATTACTCCGAGGTCTCCGCGCTCAACGAAGACGCGGACAAGGTTGCGACGCGAGCAGGTCAACTCTTTATGCAGGGCATCATTGATCGGGCGCGGGCGCTCGCCATGATTGGTGAGGAATCGCAGCCGACTGATAAGGATGTGTACTTCCTCGCTCGCGGTGGCTCATTCTCTGATGGCTCCATTGCCGAACCGGTGACGCCATCGCCCGTACAGGTAAATACCGAACCCGCTGCACAATTGCCCGCGACAAGTAACGGGCATAGCACAGCGCCAATCCCGGCGAACGCATGATGTGATTGGGATTAGCGGCGGCGCACTCCCCATTGCTGGGGGACTTTCACCCCTTGTGCCAAGCGCCATGGCGCTGTCCGACTCGAACGGACACCTCCGCCTAGGCCATCAAGTGTAGCACAAAGTCTCACAAGGAGTACGCCATGCCGATCAATCCACGCAACATCACCGCGACCGGGAATATCACCACCAACGCAGGCGGTCCCGGCAACACCGTCGGCCTCGACGCCCACGGCTACGGTGCCGCCGGGTGGCAGGTCACAGGCACATGGACCGGGACACTGACCTTTGAGGGCACGGTGGACGGCACGAACTACGCGACGATCGCCGCCACGCCTTCTGCCGGTGGCGCGGCCGTGACGACCACGACGGCAAACGGCATGTGGCGCTCGAACATCGCGGGACTGCAAGCGATCCGGCTGCGTGGCACGGCCTCGATGACCGGCACGGCGGTCGTGACGGTGATCGCCTCGCTCATGGGCGCGGGCGGCGCGTAAAGGAGACATCAGATGGCGCTCACATTGGCGGCGATCAGCTTGAATTGGAGAAGCGGAATCCTGGTCCTCGCGGCAATCGCGGCCCTGTGTGCGCTGGCGGCGAGCTCAATACCCGCTGACCTCTGGTGGCGTCGGGCACTGTGCGTCTGTTTGTTCCTCTTCGCGGTCGGAATGGCGCTGTGGGCGGCGGGGGTGAACTGACATGGACACGCTCGTGATGTTCGGTGGCAGTGTCAAAGCCCTCGGAAACGGCAAGGTGGGTGGCTATCTCGTCACCTTCTCCGACGAAACCACGCCCGATCTGACGGGCGACTTCTTCACGAAGGATACCGACTTCGATGTTGAGGACGGAGACCGGCGTAGCGCCTATTACGCCCACGGACTCGACAAGCACATGGGCGTCAAGAAGCTCGGCACGCTCACCGTGAAGACGGATGAGGTGGGTGTCTGGGTTGAGGCGCAACTGAACCTGCGTGACGACTACGAGAAGGCAATCCTTGACATGGCCGCGAAGGGAAAACTTGGCTGGTCATCGGGCGCGCCCTCGCATCTCGTGACGCGGAAAAGCATCGAGGTCAAAGACGGCGTGAAGGTGCATGAAATCCTGACGTGGCCGATTGCGGAAGGGTCACTGACGCCGACGCCGGCGGAGCCACGGTGTCAGGCCATCGCGTTGAAATCGCTCTCCCCGCTGATCGGGCTCGAACCGACCGCCGAAGATCACACCACAAAGGCGCTCCCGTCCGGAATGAGCTACGACGATCTGCGCTCCTTCCTCCAGGACGAACTGAACGAAGACATCGGTGATGCCGACGATCCGTACGGCCCCGGCTTATGGATCTGCGATGTCTACGATGACGTCGTTGTGTATCGCGACGACGAAGACCTGTTCCGCATCTCCTATACCGTGACCCCTGGCAATGATGCAGTCTGGGGGACACCGGAATCGGTTGTGCGGACGACGGTCTATCAACCGGCCACCGATGCCGACGCAGGCGAAGATATGGCGATGATGAAGACGGCGATCGCGCCTGCTGCGATGCCGTTCAGTGAACACCTCGACACGGCGCTTGCCACTGTGAAGGGTGTCATAGATCGCGGGTTCGACATCAACGATCTGCGGATCAAGTCCGGCCGCGTGCTGTCCGCGGCCAATCGGAGCAAACTGAAGGACATGCATACGCAGATGCAGACGGCGCACGCGGCGATGGCAAGCCATATCGGCAAGATGGGCGACCTGCTCGCTGCCACCGACCCGGATGCGAAGAAGGACGTGGAAGACTTCGCCGCCCTGCGCACGCGGTTCGTCCGCACGCAGAGCGAACTGCTCCACCTGACCGGATAGCGACCCGAGACATCGCCATCGTGAGCCGCCCAGCGGGGCGGTTTTTTCTTGCCTCGAAAGGACACGAACCGTGAGCATGACAATGGTGGAACTGACGACGAACATCAACAACGCCGTCAAGAAGGTGGACGCCTTCTGGAAGACGGTGCCGGAGGGTGAGGAGCGCAATGTCCCGCGTGAGAAGCGCGAGGAGATCAAGACGCTCAACCAGCAGATCGAGGAGTGGAAGCAGGAGGCCAACGAACTCAAAGAGGTCGTGGACCTCCGTGGTGCCAACGACACCGTCAAGTCCTGGCTCTCGATGACCAGCGGTAACGTCCGCCACGGCAACGGCACGGTACTCGCAGGCGATGTGGTGGATGCCAACGGCGCGATGATCGCGGCCGGCGCGGGCAGCGTCAAATCGATCGGTGAGCAGTTCACCGAGGATGACACGTTCGCGCGCTGGCTCGGCATGGTGGCGCCGGGTGGGCGTGCGCCGTCGCGGGATACGCCCGTGCAATCCCCGCCCATCTCGCTGCCGAATCTCTCCGTCAAGACGCTCGTGACGAGCAACACGACGGGTCCGAACATCTACACCAACACGACGGGCGGCGCCCTCGTCCAGCCGCAGTATTTGCCGCTGGTGTCGCTCCCCTTCCGGCCGCTGGCGCTGCGTGACATCGTCACCGTCATTCGGGCGAGTTCGCCGATTATGAACTACCCGAAGGTGACGGGCTACACCAACAGCGCGGTGGAAGTGGCCGAAGCAACATCGACCTCTGACGGCACGAAGCCGGAATCGGCGCTCGCCCTGGCGCTCGGCACGGCGGTCGCAAGCACCGTCGCGCACTTCATGCCCGTCACCCGGCAGGCATTGGCCGACGCGCCGCAACTGCGCGAACTGATCGATGCGTTCCTGCTCAACGGCCTCCAGCAGCGGCTGGAAACGCAGATGATTAACGGCAACGGCACCCCGCCGAACCTCCAGGGCATCCACGGCACGTCCGGACTCTCGACGCAGGCGTTCGTGACGGACAACCTGACTACCTTGCGCAAGGCGAAGACGAAGGCGCAGATCACACCGATCTTTGTCAATCCGTCTGCCTATGTGATGAACCCCGTTGACGCCGAAGGGCTCGACCTCGCGACCGATAACGAGGCGCGGTTCTACATGGGCGGTCCCGCATCGAGCAGCAATGGCCGCCTGTGGAATCTGCCGGTGATCATCAGCCATGCAGTGCCAGCCGGCACGGTCTATACGGGCGACTTCTCCACCGTCGTCCTCGCGGACCTGATGGAAGCGCAGATGTACTTCCTCGACCAGCACTCGGATTGGGCGGTCAAAAACATCGTCGCGCTGCTCGCGGAACTCCGCGTCCTATTCTTCCTCCTGCGGCCCGCGGCAATTATCGAGATAACCCTTGGGAGCTGGTAAACAGTAGCCTTGCGCTACTCTACGTGCGCCCACACCTCGCGGCGGATGATCTTCGCAACGTGCGACTTGCCGAGCCCATACGAAACCGCAAGTTGGGCATGGGTGGTACCGCCCGCAGCGTAGCGCGCACGGATTTCGCGGACGATCTGCGCAGTGATCTTCGCACTACCGTGCCCTTCGCCGCGTAGGATGCTTTCGGGGTGCGTATGCGTTCCATGCCGTTCGCCGCGTGCCATCCGTTCAGGATGAAGACGGGGGCCGCTTTGATCGCCGCGCGGTGTGCGTTCGGGATGTGTGAAATGTCCATTGCGTTCACCACGCGCAGCCCGTTCGGGATGGAGTGAAAGGCCACCAATCGCCCGCCCCTTGATTGCCTTGTCGCGTTGGTTGACAGCATCCGTACCGATCCACAAATGGCCGCGACGGGGATGTGCGATGCCATCTACTTCGTAGGTGCCTTCATCATCATTGCGGACACACAGCGGGTTGTCGCAGGTATGGCAGACGAGCATCCCATCGGGGATCGTTCCGCCCGCCATCTGGTATGCAATGCGATGGGCGCGATGGTTTGCACCATTGAACCAGAACCGACCGTAACGGCGGGCAACGTCGCCCGTCCATAGCCAGCAGCCCGTCACCGGATCAATGGTGACATTCTTCATAAACCGTGCGCGATCTGATGGGGTAAACTGAGGATGCATGGGCGACCTCCAATCGCTGATGCACGAGGCGTCGGTGTTCACTGCACCGGCGTCTCACCATTTTACCGCATTCCAACGCGATAAACAAGGCAGCAAAGGAGCAAACAGGATGCCATATCGGAACCCGAAAGCGGGCAGGAATCGCGATACGACTGCTCGCTCTATCCACGTCTACGCCCCCGGCAACGTCGCCCTCGGCACCGCTACGGCCGTTCACGCGGCCGTGACCGATACCGGTGCGCCAATCGTCATTACGACGGCGATCACTAACCCCGATGTGCCGCGCACGATCTTGCTGACACCGGGCGGCACAACTGCGAATGTCACAGCCGTTAGTTGCATCATCACCGGCACGGACATCAACGGGAACGCGCTGACGGAGACGGCGCCCGCGTTCAGCGCCGGCGCGGCGACGACAAAGACGACCGTCAATGCCTTCAAGACGGTGACGAGCATCACGCAGCCCGCCATCGGCTCGGCGGTGACGGTTGCGTACGGCACAACGGCGCAACTCGGCATGCCGTACAACCTGACCCGCAACACCGTCCTCGCGGCCTATCTGAACGGCGTCAAGGAAGGCACCCCGCCGACCGTGACGACACATGCAACGGATGTCTCGAAGACGCTGGTGCAGTTGTCGAGCGCCCTCAATGGCACGGCAGTGGTCGTGGACGCGTACGAAAGTTGATGAGATTCCCCAACGGCGACATGTGGCAGGTGGCGTACCCGGATGATACCGGACCTCGCAACGTGCCCGTGTCATTGGAGATGTTGCAAACGGAGGAAACACCGATGGCCACGAACGCGGACGACATGGTCTACGTGAACCTGTACGGCGAAGAGGTTTCGGCAGACGATCCGACCGCACAGACGAAGTACGCGCCGGCGGAGCTCAAGGCGCTGCGCAAGGGCGGGTTCTTCCCGAAGCGCGGGGACGATGTGGTGGTCGATACCACCGCCGACGCTGCCGCGGACGAAGGCACGCCCGTCCTCAACAGCGGCGTGGGCCAGCAGGACGCCAGCGACGATGCCGAGCCGAAGAAGTCCGCGAAGAAGTAGCATAGGATCGGCGGTGGTGTTCATGCTTTCCCTCAGTGATGCACGGAGCGCGGTCATTGACCTCGTTGAACCCACCGCAGATCCCGTCCTCACCACGACCAATGGCGGTGACATCGACAAAGCCCTCACCCGTACCGCCATCGCGTCGGTGTGGGTGCTGAATACCGCCTATACCGTGGGGCAGAGAGTTGTCCCGAGCGTGCAAAACGGTCGCGTCTACATCTGCACCCTCGCGGGCACGAGCGGCACGACCGAACCCTCCTGGCTGATCGCGCCACGCTACGCCGGTTCGGTCAATCCGATTGGACCGTGGTGGGGCATCGGCCCAGGGCTGCCCGTTGATGTCAGTGCCTCGGCGTGGCTTTGGGGGCTGGCGGACAATACCTGCGCATGGCAGGACGACGGGGCGTTCGCGGGCGAAATCTACGACACGCAGGCCGCGGCCGCTGAGTGCTGGATGGTGAAAAGCAGGCGGGCAGCGAATCGCATCGACTCTGCTATCAGCGGCGCGGTGAGTGCGCGGGAAAGCCAGCTTGCGCAGCAATGCCTCCAGATGGCGCGGTCACTGCGTCCAGTCAGGGTCGTCTGATGAGCGTGCCGTACATGCCCACGGATCGGTGGGATCGGTTCCGGGCGCTCGATGAACGAGCCATGCCCGATACCGCGCAAGTCCAGAGCCCGACACTCGTCGATGACGGCGCGGGCGGCTCCACGCCGACGTGGGCGACGGCGGCGACGGTGCCGTGCCGCATTGTGGCGCTGACGCAGCGCGATGCCGAAGTGGTGATCGCCGACGTGGAAAAGACGGAGACGCTGTACCAGATCAGCCTGCCCGTCAGCACGACCGTCACGCCCGAGCAGCGCATCCTCGTCGGCGCCCGCCGGTTCCAGATCGTGACGATTCCCAACGGCACGTATGACACCAGCGGCGCGCTCATCTGTAAGGAGGTCATTTGATGGAGCAACCGGAGCAGTTGGTCATCATCGAAAACGAGGCCGGCGCGCAGTACGCGGTCGCGGTAGAAGACTACGAGCGGGAAAAGGATGGCGCGTACGCGGGCTTCGAGGTCATCTCGTGGGAAGATGGAACGCCCGTCGAGCCGCCCGCCGAGGAAGCGCCCGTGAAGCCCGCAAAGAAGAAGGCGTCTTGATGCCGAGCGGGGTGCGCATCGAGGTCATCCGTAATGACTTCGCCAAGATCGCCGGACTGCTGGCGAAAGACGCGGAGAACATCGCCAGTGCCACCGCATCCGCGATTGAGAGGGATTGGAAAGCGGGCGTGCGGGTGCGTACGGGACGCTACCGTGACAGCATCCGCAAGGAGAAAGCGGGGCGCGGCCAATACACCGTGACCACGGATGTACCGTACGCCGTCTTCCAGGAGAACGGCACGCGCTACATGGCGGCGCATCCGGCGATGGTGCCCGCGGTGGAGCGCAACACCCAGACCTTCATCGCCCGCATGGCGAATCTCGAAAGCGGTCTCACCTGATCGGTCACCCCTTTGCATGTGACCGCAAAGGGACGGTACACGGCAAAGGGGTGACCGAATGGCAACCATCGTCACCGCCGAGAAGTGGATCGCCACCACCCTCAAGGGCGATTCGGTCTATATGACCGCCTCGCCCGGTGGCGTCTTTCGTCGGGAAGCACCGCAGAATGCCACGCTCCCCGCGACGGTATTTCAGAACCAGGGCGGCGGTTCAGTCAGTGTTAGTGAGGTCGCGGGTGTGCGCATCATGGCGAACGCCCTGTATCTGGTGCGGCTCATCCACGCCGGCAACTCCATCGTTCCCTTGGAGGCGGGCGCGGATCGGATGTACACGCTGCTGCACCGCAAATCCGCCACCGTTGCGGGTGGGTTCGTGTACTCGTGCATCCAGGAAGATGAATACGAATCATTCTACGAGGATGGCGACGAGGATTTCGTCGAGTTAGGGCACCTGTTCAGGTTGCTCTTGGCATGATGCATTGTCAGCGATCTGAGGAGGTGTCCCTTGCCTGAGCGCACGACCGTAACCGAGTTGGTCCAGGTCGGGGTGGAGAGTACCATCGGTACACTCGTCCCGGCGACGAAGCGGCTTTCGTCGCTCTCGATCTCGCCCGACATTCAGGGCACGTTTCACAAGTTCGGCCCGATGGGGACCAAGTTCGACACGCTGAACGTGATCGGCAAGGAGTGGACTGAGAGCGCCATCGAGGGGCCACTGACCTACGATGAGTGCATCTATACCCTCTCCACGTTCTTCGCGATGGTCAGTGGCGTGCAGATTGGCGTCACGGGCGCGTATACGTGGCAGTTCGACATTGCCAGCAGCGCACCCGATACCGTCAAGTCGCTCTCCATTGAACGCGGCTCATCGGTGGGCGCGGAGACGGTCGCGGGTAACGTTGCGCGCGCGCTCAATATCCTCGTGACGCGCGACGAGGCGACCGTCAAGGGCACGATGATGGGCAAGCTGACGACGACGGGCGCGACCCTGACGGCCTCCGTGAACGATGTCAAGAGCCTGCATGCCTCGGCGATCATTACGGGCGGCACCTTTACCATCGGGGACGGCACGAACACGACGCCCTCGATCACGGGCGCAACCGCGACCGCCGCCACCGTGCAGACGGCATTGAACACGGCGACCCCGAACGCAATCCCGTACACCGCCGTTGGCGGCAATCTCGGTGTCGGGCCGGTGGATATTGTCTGCACCGCCTA